GGCGATACTACCCCACAAATGTCTGGAAACGGATGTTTGTGGCGGCAACGTGGACCTGGGTTGGGCCCCCAGGAAAGCGACCGCAGCCTAGCGGTGTACAATGTGGGTTTTCGTGATGGCATGGTGATAGTTGGTGAGTACCAAAAGGACCTTACGTTAAAAGTTGTTGGATTGTGTTCAAGAAATTGTGTTGGAACAATGTTAAATGAGGTAGTACAAGATAGAACCCATTTATTATTGGACAAGCATGATGTTAACAGACTTCTTGTAGCCTTTGCAGACAAACCTAAGTTCCTTATAGATAGAGTACTCATAATCAACAACGTTTCATCATTGTAATGTTTAAAGCCTTTAGTGCTATTTTTGGCTGGCGCCACTCTGTACACCACACACCCATCCCCCGCGCCCGAAAGGGACGTACCACTGTTAGTGGGAGACGCGGGTTTGATTCCCCCAGTTCGTCAGCGAGTTCTGGGGGAGGAATAGTTGATAGCACTGTCGCATTAGACACCAGTGCTACCCCGGCAGTTGTCTGCCCCCCATTGGATTTGGAGGATGTTGTCATTCCACCTGTGGCCACCCGCCGTGTGCGGGACAAGTCACAAGACATTCATCCACCTGTTGACAACTCAACTCCGCCTGTAACCCCAGCTTCTTGTGATAGGGAGAGTGAACCCACGTGCCCACATGGTGTTCCACCCCTTTCATTTGAACCCCTTATTGTTCGGCCTGCAAGAACTAAACTTGGAGTCTGGTGGGACCGCATTTTCGGTCAAACTGACACCGAGTGGTTAACAGCCTTGTCGCAGGCCGTTTATTCGGGAGCTTTTAACGGGGAAGGTGGAGTAGAGGATGTCGGGTTTGCAGTTGGATTTTGGACGCGCGTGAAGTCCAGCATTGTTGGGTCACATGACACGAGACATAGGACCATCCTACGGGTGGCTAAGTTGATGCGTGTGTTGAGACCAATGCTGGATGAGTTGCGATGCCGACTTCCACCAGAAGACCTGACCAATGTCACACCATTGGGGAGGAGGTTTGTTGAAAGAGCCGTTAAGGCACTATTGGACGAAATTGAGGATGATAAGTTGGCACGTATGACCGATGTTCGACATTACCTTCTTCATGGAACAGTTTCCACTAGAGCCACAATCCAGCGGATCGTGTGTACCTTGGCACCCATGCTAACAGATGAGGATGTCTTGGCCCGCCGCTTGGGTGATATTATCGGCCATCAACAGGTTCGCCTCTAGGGGTGTCCCGTGGAGGGCGCAGCAGTGGACACTAGGGAACTCGGTGGGGTCCCGTTGATTAATTGCAACGGGATTTCCAAATTACCACCCATCGAGAATCTTAATGTTCATCCGGCACTGCGCATCCGTCCATGGGACAGCAAAGCCGCCCCCCATCGGCGGTTTATTGCTCATACAGACACAATGTTGTTAAATTATGGTTGTCATCGTAACAGCCTTGTTAACATCTTGCGTGCTTTAAATGAGCGTGTATACTATGTGAAGGGACCGACTGGATTGGTAGAGTGCCCAAAAGGAAAGGCTGTATCATGGATTCGTATGAACCATATCTCCAAGCAGCTGTCTGGATTCATTCTGGACAGTGACCCGGGAGTGCAAGAGTTGACCAGTCAACAGTTTGTTGACCAGTGTCCTGCACATAAGAGGGTTATGTACTCACGCGCTGCTGAAGAGTATGAAACACGTGGTATAGCTCGCAGGGATTGTAAGTTAAACAGTTTTGTCAAATTCGAGAAGGTGGAATTTCGCTCGAAAGGACCTAAAACTGATCCCTGCCCTAGGGTAATTCAACCCCGGTCACCTGTATTTAATGTAGCTTTGGGAAGGTACACGCGCCGCATTGAGGAATCAATGTATAAAGCGATTGCGGCGTCGTGGAAGGCGGACCAGGATGAACTGGTTGTCATGAAGGGAATGACGATTGATCAAGTTGGTGAACAGCTTCGGCACAAGTGGGACAAGTACAAGCGTCCTGTTGCTGTCGGGTTGGATGCTAGTAGGTTCGATCAGCACGTTAGCGTTAATGCTCTCAGGTTTGAGCATTCTGTCTATAACTCTGTGTTCCGGTCAAGGGAGCTGCGGTATTTGCTTAAACAGCAATTGCGAAACCGCGGCTCAGCATTTGTTGACGGATATAGAGTAGACTACGTAGTCGATGGGACGCGTAGTAGTGGAGACATGAATACTTCCTTGGGAAATTGCATGATCATGAGTAGTTTGGTTCTGTTGTATGTGAAGGAGAAGGGTATTAAGGCCTCCTTAGCCAACAATGGAGACGACTGTCTTGTGTTTATGGAAGCGGACGATTTGCAGAAGTTTTCTCATGGGCTGGATGAATGGTTTTTAGACTTTGGTTTTGAAATGGAGGTTGAGAAGCCCTGCTTCATATTTGAGGAGTGTGAGTTTTGTCAGATGCACCCGGTGTGGTCTGACGGGTGGGTCATGGTTCGTAATCCCATGGCCGCCATCTCCAAGGACTCGATGATGTTAGGGTTCCCCGCCAGTCAATACCCCAAATGGATTGGAGCTGTTGGTACTGCTGGTGTGTCGCTTTATGGTGACATGCCAATATATAACAATATGTACACACGGTTTAAAGAATTTGGGGAAGAGTCAAAAATCAGGAACCAGGCCTGTATGGAAACAGGATTTTTCCGGATGACCCGCAGGAATAGACCCCCTCTGGTCTCTGATGCCACTCGCGATAGTTTTTCAAAAGCGTTTGGAATCAGTCCTGCCACCATTAGTGCTTTGGAGGAAGAGATGGATAAACTTGTGTGCCGGGTGGGGCCTGGCCGGTTTGTTCCTTCACCCTTTCTCTTTAGCGACCGCTAAGATTGTTTAATCAGAGAAAAAGTTAAGTTAGATACAGATTGTATTTGTTTATTGTATTGTACATATTGTAGTTAATAATGGTACAGGATAAGAAAGGAGTTAAGATGGTTAAAACCAGGAGTAAGAAAAATAAAAATAAGATGGCTGGGACGAATGCTAGCACTAAGTCGCGGGTGTCTGGGGAAACCGTTGCAGTTACCAACCGCAGCGGGCCCCGTCAACCCAAAACCACCATGACCAATGGGGCTACTGTGGTAACACACACAGAGACTTTTGGCACCAACGTTGTTGGCTCCAGTGCATTCAGTTTGACTGACACTTGGGCCATTCAGCCTGGCATCTCTACGTATAGCAGGGGTGAGCCCATGGGGGTTTGGCTACCGCAAATTGCTCAAAATTTTGATCACTATGAGATTGAGTCGTTGCGGTTTAAGTTCCGTACTGCATGTTCCACGCTAACTCCAGGTTTGGGCATTTTTGCATATGAGCCCAATCCAGAAGCGTTTGCACCTAGCACCTATCAGGAGATGCGAAACATGTACTCGATTGACTCGTCCATACACAGTAATTTTGTGTTGGATGTGTCCAGTCGGTGCAAGGGTAGACGCTTAACGCGTCGGGGAAATGTTGTCAATTTGCCCACTTACGACATGGGTAAGGTGTACTTTGGCACCATTGGTGTCACTGATGGAGCTTTGTGTGGGTTCATCGACGTGGAATATAAGATCCGGTTGATTAACCCGCAGTCAGCAAATAGTTTGGTTGCATCTGCAACTGTCCTATCAGTTGGCGCTGTTGCAAAGCAGCGGTACACGGTTGACGCTTCCACCTTTGGTGTTGTCAATGCTGCTTCTGATTGCATGGGGTATGCTAGCACGATATTATCAGCTGCCACTAGTTCTGGCTGTCCACTGACTACAGTGGTCACCCGTAGCGTTGCGGTCGCCACTCAAACTGTAGAGGGAGCAAATATTTTTGTAGCTCCGGG